AGGCTTCGTGTAATTACCAGAAGCGTTAACCGTTGACTTTGCCTTCTTCTTAACAGTTTTCTTTGCAGCCATCAGCTTTTCCGACGTGCAGGAAGCCGACTGCCACGCGCGGGTTCTCGCAAATCACGAATCTCTTTACGACGAGCCTGAATAGCACGAACCGGATCACGACGATCCTGATTACGACGCGCATTAGACGCCGCCTGTCTAGGACTAACCTTCTTCCGACGGCCAGCCTTTCTCATGCGATAAATCGGTTTACTGTAAGCCATTACTTTTTTCTTTCCCTAATCATAAAACATCGCCGCAATCACACAAATCGCAAATACACAAATGAGGATTAGCGACAGGACATCGCCTACTGGCACGACTCGCACTCTTCCGGGTTTTCCAAGTCGCACGCAGGATCAACCGGTACATCCGAATCTGATCCCCAATCCACTTCCTCATCATCCCACTCCGACTCCGGAGCCTGATACTTCGCAACCCAAGCACCGGGCTTCTGCACACCAATCCTCCGAAAAACATCGACCAACAACTCAGCCATAGCTAACACCTATACCCTTATACGTTGACGCAGCCGCAAAGCCACGCCATAATCGTGGCACACCGCACGCAACACGGTCAACTGTTGCGCCCCGACCAGCCATCGGGAGATCGCCCGTCAGAAGGGCAGCCGCTGCATGTCCCAACAGGAATGCAGCCTAGCAACCAAAGCTACTTGCTAGAGGCGACCAACCTAAACTGGCGGAGGGACCCAGGGGTGACCCGACCCCAAACCAAACAACAGGCAACCCAACAAACCAAAACTCCCCACAGACTGATTAGCATTATTTGTAGAGGGTGGTATCTCGGCACATCTACCCGTACAAAATCCAACACCAAGCCATTCCACCAAGGGGGGGTGGCACTTAAACCACCGGCACCGGTCAAACAAAGTGAGACTTCCGTTAGTGGCGTGGGACCCCCTTGGTGTTTATGGATTGGTGGGATTTTGTGGAGGCGTCTGGTGAAGACTCCTTCGGAGATCGGAGTTTCTCTAAGTTGGCTAAAGTACCATTTAGGGCGTCCTTTCTAAGGCCGCGGGCGGTCCCCGGTTGCAACAGGCACCACGATGCCACACCACGAGCACCCGCTCCATGTGCCCTGTGCCACACCTCGTTCCTCGGCATGCCACATGCCACACTCCGGGGCGCCCGCGGCGCGGCGTTCGGGTGGCCTGTAAGCAACCGGGAACCACCCGGGGCCAAAGAAAGGAGTGCCCGAAATGGCACTTGAATCCAACAAAGAGAAACTGGCCGATCTCCTCAGTCGTCTTCACCAAGACGCCAAGAGGTTTTCGTTGATCGGAAACGAGCAGCGGAAGGGTCGCCAGACGTTCTGGGCCAACTACGACTCGGACCTGGCTGTCGGATTTGTCCCAGCACAAACCTTCACCTCAGGCGAAGGCGGGACTCACCTCTACGCAGCGATCGCTGACGGAGAACAGTGGTTCATCGGCGTCATGGCCTGGCTGCGGCCAGAACGGTCGCTAATCGAAGATGCCCAAGAAAAGGATCACATCGTCGCGGCGATTCCGATGACCGACGCGGACCACGCGATCGCAACGCTTCGTGAGATTGCCCTCCTGGTTCGCTCTAAGACTTCCAGCAAGCCTCAGTCCAAGAGCGTCTTCGCCAAGTAACACTAAGGGCGAGTCCTGGTCTTCGGACCAGGGCGAACCCATGCCCTGGTCCGAAGTCCAGGCTAGCCCAAGTGTTACTAAGCGAAGAAGCTATTGGCCTGCTGCTTGGGAAGTCTTGAGCGCACCAGGGGTCAACCTCCTCAGCGGCGCTCGCGGGTCAGCGCCGGCCATCTCCATCTTGCGACTCTGTGTCCTTTTCTAAGGGCATCTCCGATGAGCTGACCGTCTTGGCCGCCTCCAGGCCATGCCACCATTCACCTACTGTTCTCTCGCCAGCGTCGCTGCGTAGGGTCGAGTCCACGCCTCGCCAGAGGTTCGGTTGGTGCGGGAAAATCTCGACATCCAGTCCCGAGTCTTCGTTGTCCCCGAACGTGGCGACCCTAACCGCTGTCGTTTCTCGATCAACGAAAACCTAGATTAAGGAGCCGAGAGAAACCACCCTCTTGGTTCCACTATCACCATAGAGAAAGGGATTGCAAAAATGATTTGCGATCATTGTAATTGTGAAATAACCAACAAAGGTAACGACAAAGTTGTGTTCTTCAATATGGAGGATATTTGTCGCAGTTGTTGGGCTTGGATCTGTGAAGTTACGGACAGCGTAACGCCTCAGGGTCGGCCCATCTTTACCGGGGCTGACATCGAAGGTTGTGCAGTCTGATGTATACGTTCTGGCTTCTGTTCTTCATCATCTCAGGTTGTTTGCTGTTGGCGCTGCTAGTTGATGATTATCTGTCGTACAAGAAAGAAAAAGATGATGATTGGTACTTGTGATGTGTGTGGCGCTAAGCCGAACGAAATGGTTTTTGTTCGAACACGGCGACCTTCTGACCCGAAAGATTTGTGCTGTGTAATGGCGGGTTGCGAGAAATGTATGGGTCCTCGTCAGCATCCTGAGAATCATTGGAACTCTGTCCCGTCGGTTATGACTGATCGTGATTGGGATATTTGGGTCGAAAGTTACGGTGCCATGCACAACGTGTTGTGGCTGACGTAATCACTATCAACAAACAGAAAGAGAGGAATAGACATGGCTCTATTCAGCACATCACTACACATGACCGGGCAGTCAAGCACTTCGGTTGATGCTAATTCAAAACACTATCCAACGTTCGATACGAATTGGGTAACGATCAAGATTGACAGAGCAGAGTTGACTGTGTTCTGTCACGACTTGCAGCAGATGGCTGTGCTTGCAAAACAGTTGACGTTTGCTGTAGATCAGGCAATCCGTGATCGTGTCAACGATTACGAATCAAAAGATGTCATTAATCAAACGGCTGAGGTGTATGACATTGGAGGTGCGTGGAAATGATTACTGTTTACCGTGACGGCAACAATTTCCAGTTGCGATTCGATACACACGATCAAGCAACAAATATTTACAACACAAGTTATGTAACCATCAGGTGGCGTGACGCTAACGATCTTCAGACACGTCTGTCGCAGCTTCTGCTTGACTTTGAGATTGAGCGTGGTGCGTATCCAATCAACGATGAAGACGATTACATCCTTGATCGTCATACCACAGGAGAACCGTTCTAATGACTGGTGCAGGTTGGCTATTCATGCTGATGGCTGTTGTGATTCTAGTTAGTAGGTGATTCTGTGAATAACGATTAGTTCCCCCACGACCTGAGCATGTCGTAAAACTGCTCACACAATTTCTTTGGTATGGGGTTCACTATCACCCATATCTAACCGGTGTGCAGAGGAGGAGAGGTTCTTACTCCTTTCTCCCTCTCCTCCTCTGCGCTTTCTTAACAATGAAAGGTGGGCCTATGGGTCTTGTATTTGCTGGTCCTGATGAAGGCTTTGAGTTGGAGTGCGACAATTGCTATCAGCTTGAGTGGCGTGAGCGTTGGCTTGATGCTGGTTCTCTTGTCGTTGAAGCTGAGGGTGAAGGTTGGGAGTTAGAACAGTTGGACAAGTGGGACGGTGTGACATACGCCGATGCCAAGTGTCCAGAATGTGTAGAAGAATAAGAAAGCAGGTAGAATATTGATGCGTAACGTTGTTAACAAAACGTCCGAGGAAGCGTTCACCGAAGTGTACGAGCGTGCGCTTGAGCGTGTCGAAAAGATGTCGTATCTGGAATTTGCTAAACAGACCAGCTTGGAAGATTTCAGAGCGCTAACACATATAGAAGACCGCGTTGCAGAAGCAATGGCGGAAGACTTTATACGAACAGGAGAGTGGTAAATATGGGAGCTATCCCTGAAATGATGGTGAGTGTCGGTGAGACTCCGTGGCATAGGCAGGGTTTGGTTCTGCCTGAAGACTCGGTGTTGACTCCGGCTGATGCGTACACGTTGGGTGGTCTTGACTACAACATTGTCAAGTCTCACATGATTGATTCACAGACTTACGAACCGATTCCAGGTCGTTATGTGCTGAAGCGTCAGATCACAGATGCATTGCATGACAAGATGATTGGTAAGCAGCCGCAGATTGTGTCGGATCGTTACGAGATCATTCAGAATTACGAGATGGTTGATCTGGTCAACGAACTTGGCTTGCCTGTCACTACGGCTGGCACGATGTTCAATTCCAGCATGGCTTGGATGCTGCTTGATCTTGGCGAGTCAGTTGCGTTTGCAGGTACTGAAGAAGCTACCAACCGGTTCTTGCTGGTTGCTACGCATCACGGTACTGGCAACTTTGTTGTGTATGTGGTGACAGTGCGTGTGGTTTGCCAGAACACTTACGATTTGGCTACGAAGATGGGTGATTTGCGTTGGTCGATCAAGCACACGTCGTCGGCCAAGGATCGTTTGTGGGAAGCAAAGGCTGGTCTGGAGCGTGCGTATCGTGCGATGGACGAGATGGATCAAGAGATTGTCAAGCTGTTGGACAAGGACTTCCGTGATTCGCAGTGGGTTGAGTTGAAGAATACGATTCAGCCCAAGGTTGAGGCGAAGATGGGTCCGCACAAGGTGACTGGTGATTGGGTGCAACTCAATACCAAGGCATACAATGCGGCTAAAGAAACTCGTAAGAAGCTTGATCTAATCTGGCACAACGACAACGGTACGATCCCGCGTCAGTCAGCGTTCCATGCGATTCAAGCTGTCAACGAGTACGAGCAGCATTTCCACGGGCACGGTAAGAATCGTGACCAGCGGATGATGCAGAAGTTCATCAAGGGTGACATGCCGATGACGCGTACTGCTACCAAGCTTGTTCGTGAGCTTGCTGGTGTGTGATCGTGCGGCTTCCTACTGATGACACGTTGTTTGAGTTGCTTGCTGATTATGTGTGCGACCAGGAGTGTCAGTCGTACGAGATGGTGTTGAGCATGGCTCGGTACCCGGAGTTGGTGAAGACTCGTCGGGTTATCAATGCTGTGTTGTCTGGGACGTTTAGTTGGTCGCAGTCTCGTATTGCTCGGCAGTGGCAGCAGGACCATACGTCTGTGGGTCACGGGTTGCGTACGATGACTGATACTGAAGCTAATGTCTCTGGTGAACTTGGACGAGAGTTCATGGAGGTGTTGCATGCGTCAGAGAATGGAACTGTCTCAAACGATGTGGATGGATCAGGCAGCTTGTAAAGAAGAACCATCTGTCAAGTTTTTTGATCATCGACAGATGGATTTAGGAGTTGCTATTTGCCAGAAGTGTGTTGTCAAAAAAACATGTTTGCAATGGCGCATCGACACAGTTGATCCGTGGGATACAGATTACGGAGTGTGGGGAGGTACGACACCTGCAGAACGTGATAGAATAAAGCAACAACAAAGGTAGGTGACCATGATTGATGCCTCAGGCATTATTTATGCAGGTCAGATTAGTAAATATAATGAAGAAGGGCCGAAGCCGACGGCGCTGGGCACGCGCTTGCGCGTGTCTGATGCCGGGGGGTGTGAGCGTCAGCGTTGGTACAAGGGCATGGGCTTTGACGAGTCAGAGACCCCGGACTTGCAGACGCTATTGGCGTTCCATGTAGGAAACAGCATTCACGATTTTGTGCAAGAAGCGTTTGTGCGACAGGCCGTAATGGGGGGAGTGTCGGTGGACCTTGAGGTTCCAGTCGATTGTCGCCCGTTAGGTGCCGATTTGTCAGGGTCTGCTGACCTTGTAGTGACGTATAGCGATGGTCACAAGGTTGTGGTTGAGTTCAAGTCTGCGTCTGCGTATGGCAGCAAGCTTGCACGAGAAGCGCCGAAACGTGAGCATGTGGCCCAAGCTGGGTTGTATGCGCGTGGTTTAGGTGCTACTGCAATTCACATTGTGTATGTGGCTAAAGAATCGTCGTTTCGTGACAAGGTTCGTGCGGGTGATGTGTATGAGCATTACTTTGAGTTGAAAGACCCGGTGTTTGATGGCCGCATGGAAACGGTGTTTGACATCACAGAGTTTGAGTTGATTCGTTTCAAGCGTGTTGAAGATGCGTTGAATAGAAATGTAATTCCTCGTCCTGTGGTGTATGACGAAGAGTTGAAGATTGTTGATTCTCCGGGACCATTTGGTCGTCCGTCAAAGAAAACGCATTGGGAATGTAGGTACTGCCTGTATAATAGTCTTTGTTATGGCAATGGGCCTGACGAAGTAACAATATAAACATCTTGGAGGATGTTATGACTGATAAAGTTAATAAGGTTATTCCTATGAAGCCTGCTGCTTGGGAAGCTGCTGGGCTAATTGGAGCTACTAAGGAACGGTCTGCTACTGCCCAAGTTCGTCATTGGATTAACGAAGGTATCCGAATGGCTGCTGAGCAGGATCGTTTAGATAAAATTGAACTCAACGCAAAGGTGATTGATCTGCATGAAGACCGTACTGCGTGATCTTGTAAAGCGTATTCCTGCGTCATATATCAAGACGAAGCCCGGTGGATTTCAAGCTGATTATGTGTCGCATGCTGATATTCAGCAGATTCTGTTGGCAAAGATTGGGCCGTGTACCCAAGAGGTCAAAGAATTAATTTACAACGCAGATGGTGTAGTGCAAGGCTGCATTTTGCGTGTGACGTATGAGATTGATGGCGAGCGTGTCATCATTGAAGAAGCAGGAGACGTTGAGCGCCCAGGTGCAAACAACGGATCAAATGCAAAGAACGCCGTATCTGATGCAATCAAGCGGTGTGCGATGCGAGTGGGTGTTGGACTCCACTTGTGGTCGCAAGATAACTATGTGCTGGACCGCCTAGCGCAGAGTGATTCAGCAGAACAGGAGGAAAGTGATGCTGAGTGAAGGATATGGGTTTGCTTACGGTAATCTTTGCCGTGATTGGGAATCCAAAACTGTGAATGCCCAGGGTCAAGAAAAGACTATTTGGGTAAATGCTTTGGCGTATCAGCCTAAGAAAGACGATCAAGTTATTTATGTTGACCTAACTGTTTGGCCGGACAACAACGATTCAGATCGTGAGGGTCAGGCGTATAGGGATTACACGAACAAGGGTAGTCGTGTGATGATCCGTGGCAAGTTTGCGCCTGACAATTATGTCAACAAGGAAGGCCAGCCCAAGATTGGTTGGAAGTGCAATCTGTGGGATATGGCTTCAATGATCCGTCCGCCGCTGGAATCGTCAGGTGCAGGTAATGTTGCTGCTGCGTTCCCTGGTGCTCAGGCTTCATCTCCTGAGCACGAGCCGTTCTAGTGGGTATCAATCGCACAGAATGGATTGATCCGGAGGTGTTGCGTAACTCTGATAGTTCTTTGGAGTTGCAGCCTGGTGAAAAGCCGTCTGTTTGGATCAAGCGTATTACTGGCAAGAAACCCAACAAGCAACGGTGAAAAAGAATCACACTTGCCAAATTGATGGCGGTGAGTGTGTGAAGGGGTCGGTCTACATGCATGGTGAGGTGCGTGTGGCCCGGCCCCTTTGTAATTGTTCGTGCCATCTCAAACCAGGAGAGAAGAAACGTGAGCGATGAAAAGTACGTTCCGAATGTTGATGTAATGATGGTTTACGAAGCGATAGACAACATTGTTAGTCTTAATAACGCTATTCGTAAGCAAGCATTTGACGAGAATCGTCAAGATTTGTGGCAGTTGTTTGAGGTTGGTCACAACACGCAGCTTGCATTGGCTGCTTATGTTGTTGCCCTTCAGAGTCATGGAGACATATGAATCAATCAGAAGCTGAATCACTTGTTGTGAAGATGAAGCAGTTGTGGGGTAACCCGTTCAAGGTTACGTCTTCGACTTCGATGGAGTGGGCGCAACACGCAGGTAGCGCATCTTATGCTGACATGGCGCGTGCTATTGACTCGTTTGCAGAGGCTGGTGACAAGTTCCCGCCATCGCTTGCCGAGGTTGTGTCTCGTGCCAGAACTTACAAGCCACGCAATGTGTTCAATCCGAATGCACCAAAATGTTGTGACTGTGGTGGGCCTACTCTGTCAGGCATGACTCATTTTCCGTTCTGCAAGCCACATGGCACAGGTGATTATTACATTGAAACTATGGAAGAGTATGTGAATAAATGAATAACAACGAAATTTTCCTAGACAATTCTGAAATTAATGCCCCAATTATTATTGCTACTTGGAACGTTGAGAATGGTCCAAATGTAATTATTTGGGAAGCAGGTTGGGATGCTCTTGACAACGATGATCGCATCGAACTGATGCAAACTCTTGCGGAAAATATGCTTGAACTACAAGAGCATATTGTTCCTGATTATCCGCCTGAAGATTTACAGGCTTAGTTACTTTTTCTTAGATTCCTTGCGAATCTTGCCAAGTAGAGCCTCCATATGAGGCGACTCATAAACACCAGTTACACGGCCTTTGGTAATAACTTCACGCCAGTGATTAGGTGATTCAATGACGGCAGTACCTTCGCCGGGAATGCCGACTCGGTACTCGTCTTTGTTAGTATCGTAAGTCAGAAACATGCCTGAGCTTTCTGGTAGTGGGCCGTCGATCCAGCCTGAACTTGTAAGTGCCTGAATGTGCCACCATTCTGATCGCACGGTTTGTTTTAGTCCCCATTTTGCAAGATAAGGTTTAACTGTTTTGTCAGCCATTGCGCGTGTAGCACCTGTTGGGCGACGCAAATCGACAGCGTGGCCGTAGCCGTCTGCTTGTTCCATGTGCCAAGAGCCACGGGGTTTCCAGTTGTAAGGAAAGTTTGCGCCTGTTTGCAAAATGCGATCTGGGTTTGCTGCAAGGTTGCCGCGTCCTGCTTTGTATTTGTCGTACAGAGCTTTTTGTTTAGAGTACAAACGCACCGCAGGATAAGTTCCGTAGAACTTGAGAGCAGGTTCTGAAAGCAGCCCTCGTACACGGAAATCTAACGTTGGATGTACTCCACGCAGATTGTCGTCCAGTGACATTAGTCGTCTAGGTCAGCTTCAGTAGCTGGTTCAAGATTGACCATTGAAGGGTTCGCCCCACCAATCGGGCCTTTAACCGCAGCATAAGACTTTACGATGGACAGTAGACCTGCAACGGCTGATGCCTTTAGCGAGTCAGCCATACCAACGTCAAGCATGCCAGCACCATCAGTACCGACGAGAGCAATAAGAGTCTGACAAAAAGCAGAGACAGCACGTTCAGCGGAATCCTTGAATACAGAAGTTGAAAACATGTTGCTAGTTTATTCAGTCTTTGAGCGAGAGTCCACAATTACGCCGAGAGTATGCAACGCTAGTGAACTGCCTGAAATCCAAAGACCCCAGCGAAGGGTGTCTCCAGACATGGTAATCAGGACGAGTCCTACGCCGCCTACTGTCCACGCAAGTGCGTAGCTCTCAAAGAAAATCTTTCTAATCATTTTTTCTCCGAGTAGTAGGTGTAGAAGGTCCTCCTGAAGTTGTTGGTGTGGTGGGGACGGGAGCAGGCGGGAGAGGCCGTGTAGCGGCTGCTACTGCGATGCTGGCACTTTGAACAGCAATGATAGCCCGTCGATCTTCGACGGTTACTGTGGAGCCTGACGGGATGTATTGCTCAGTCGCGCCACCAAAGATATTGACCTCTTCCTCAAACGCTTCTTTTACTTCGTCGTCTGCGTCTTGAATTGCTTCTGCGACTTCTTCGATTTGTTCGTCGGACAGTTCTTCGTATTCAAGTTCTTCGATGACTTCTGGAGTGATCTCTTCTAGTTCAGGTAGAAGAGTCGTCGTTGGAGGAATAGTTGTTGTAGGCGGTTGAGTCGTCGTAGGCGGCAGCGTGGTAGTTGTCGTCGGCGGGACCGTTGTGGTCGTTGTCGTCGTACTCGTAGTAGTAGATGTTGACGTTGATGTCGTCGGTGGCAGCGTAGTCGTCGGTGGCAGAGTCGTAGTTGTCGTAGTCGTCGGTGGCAACGTAGTGGTCGTGGTGGGCGGCAAAGTGGACGAAGTAGTTGTCGTCGTCGTCGTTGGGGGCGCCTGAGTAGTCGTTGATGGTGGGGTCGTAGTGGTAGATGGCGGTGCCTCGGTCGTTGTAGTTACTGGGATCGTCGTCGTAGTCGTCGTCGTAGTGGGTGCTGCGGTAGTAGTCGTAGTCGTCGTTGTAGTCGTCGTCGTAGTAGTCGATGACGTTGTGGTCGTAGTCGTTGTCGTTGTTGTTGGAGGGGAGTATCCGTCGGTTGACCATGTGACTGTTCCTGAGCCGTCTGGAACATCCATTCCAGATTGTTCTTGGTACGTTCTAAATCGTAGGACATAAGTTCCTGCCTGGGGAGTGAGGTGGAGCTTGGACCCATAACAGTTGTCTTGTTCGTTGTGGTTTCCGTCGTCATCGTCGGCCACGATATTGCCTTCTGAGTCAATTAGGCGCAGCCAAGGGTCAACGGTTGTTGCAAAATCTAAAGGACAAGCGGTGTTGCTGTCGAATGTAACGCTAAGCAACGTTTCGCCGTCTAAAGTTATGTTGTAGTCCAAATATGGCGTATCTGCACTAAGCGAAACGCTTTCAAGTGCAGTTGCAGCGGGTGCAAACCAAGCTGCTATATAGAAAAAAACGAGCAACGCTTTGCTCATTCTACGCCATTGCATTTCACAAAATTATCACAGGAAAAACTAAATGAGTAAGGCCCGCGACAAAGGAACGAAAGGTGAAAACGAAATCCTTGATTTATTGCAGAGAGCGGGGTTTCGTGACGCTCACCGAACCGAGTCGTCGCGTGAAAGCCATGACATTCATTGCGAACCGTTTGTGGTTGAAGTTAAATTTGCAAAGCGGTGGCTGTTATTCGACTGGATACCGAAACTGCGACGGGTGGCGCAAGACAGGCCGTTCGTGTTGTTCGCTATCCACGGTGACCGCAGAACTCAGACGGGTTCCGAGGTAGGACGAGTTGCTGTTTTAGATGCAGACTTTGCGGCTGAACTGATGCATTCTTATTATGCTACAGTTTTGTCCCGTGGACGCAGCGACGGGGATATTAACGATACTGACGGTCTTGCTGTTACCTTGGATGGCTTGGGTTAGCAAGATTCTGATTAGTATTCAGGTCCGCCTTGCGCGTGGCGAAGAGAACTTTGATCGAGTTCGGGATGCGCTAGACGATCACGAAGCCAGGTTGCGAGCACTAGAAGCGCGTTAGACATAATTAGGTCTAGCAATCGGCTCAGCCATGCGACCCTTGCACCAAGAACTGCACTCAATGCAGCGATAGCGCCGATACTGCATCGTTTTTGTGCGTCGCATACCGCTTGCTTCCATCGTGCCAGTAGCGCCACATTGCGGGCACGCGTCAGGGCGGTCGTCGTAAAGCGCTTGATTGGGATGGTTAGGAATCCAAGGGAGAAGCTTGTCATACAATTCTTCAGTCAATCTGACATCTTGAATATTGTATTTCTTCATCAACGCCCACGCTTTGTCGTCGCCCATCATGCAATCGCGCCAAAGATCAAAGCCTGTGTGCGGAGTCTTTTTGCCAATCCCCAGCGCTTCTGAAACGTGGGTCAACTTGTTAGATGGAAACTTGAACTGGCGACGCACGGTTTGCAGCAAGTCAATGTCAACGTGCGGAGAAGCAGGAGGACGTTCTGACAACAAGAACTCTCGTTGCAAGTGTTTTACGTCGAACGCTTTGCCGTTGTAATGGATGAGTGCGTCAGCAGCAGACAGTAGTTCGTGTGCTGCGCCGATCATTTCGTCGTGACCGTCGTGGTGGTCAGAGTAGAACATGACCTTCTTGGCCCCGTGCCACTTTGCTGCAAACGAGATTACCGAGCCTGTCTTCTCAATCTGGTTGAGTCCGACGTTCTGGTTCCAAAGCCCCCAGACATACGCCAAGTTTGGCGAGGTCTCGCAGTCGATAATTAGTTTCTTCATCCACAACCCCCTGTGGTTTTCCACAGTTTAGGGCACGGTGAGCAATCGCACAATGCATATGCCTTCCCACCAGTCAGCATCGGCAGATAGCTGCTCTGGTGAAAACTGCATTTGGTCTACAATGACCTGTTCGGAGTGACTGCCTTCTTGGTAGGTCACAACGCTTTTGCCGACTAGCAGTGTGCGTAGAGCGTCGTACAAACCTTTGGGGTCTTGTTGGATTGCTGCGCCAGAACCGCGTGAAGTAGCAACACGTTTCTTCAACACAATTGGCAACACAATTTCGTCAATGCGTGTGGGTGATGGGAACGCTTGAATCTGCCATGATTCCAGCACAGGGCCAGCAGTTAGCGTGGTTGCGCTGCGGGTCAGGGTGAACTTCAGCGTGTATTTGTCTGATCGCGAGTAGTCAACGTTAACTGGAGTGCGATCTGTGAGCGTAAGTTCTGACAGGTCGATGCCGGTGCCAGTCGTTGTAAGTAGTTTGATTCCGCCAGAAATAGGTGACAGTAGTCCATCGTATACAAGGTCAGTATCGTCGTAAGTTTCGCTTGCTTCATCGTAGGTTGTATCTGAAGCAATGGCGAGAGTGGGTGAAGACCTAATTTCAACCTTTTGCAAAGACTTTTCAAACTGGCTGTTCCAGCGGACACCGCCGACAGTTAGCGTGCCAGATGCAACTAGGTTGCCTGAAGCTGCTTCGCCTTGTACGCCGTTGCCTGAATCAACAAAGTACGTTTTGCTAGCATCTCGTGCTATCCAAGTTACGTTGTTTGGTGATCCGCCTGTAGATACAACGTCTGATGCCCATGCAGGAACAAGTGGTTCGGTAAAGATTGACAGGTCTGCTCGGTAAACTTGTCCGCTGGATACGCCAAACCAGACAAATCGATCGTCTACAGCAAGTGAGTAAGCTGCGCCGCCATTGTCTATCGCAGGTCCGTAACTCACAGAACCGTCTTGGTTCATAGTTGCAAGGCGTAAACCTTTGCTCGTTGCAAGAATAAGTAGACCGCCGTATGACTCAATTGCGTTGACTGTTTCGCCAATAGGTAGGTCAGCGACTTGAGCAGGTTGATTTAGTAGACCGTCGGTGCCTGTGCCACAAAAGTAAATAGAGCCAACATTGTTGGTATTAGCGGCTATGTAAATGCCTTGGGGGCCAGCAGCGGTATCAATCCAAGTGCTTCCAAGTTGAAAACTAAATGCAAGTGAGTTGCTTAAGGCAGAGCCGTCGGCTGCTAGTTCGGTGATGGTTGTGCTGTCGATGCTGAGCAGTCGTCCAGATACAACACGAATTGAGTCGATGCCTGTGCTAGATGCAGTCATTGCGGACAGGCTGGTGCCGCCTAGTGCTGCTTTGTCAATTTTAGCTGAGCCATCTACGACATAGATGTTGGTGCCGTCAGAGTCAAAATCTTTGATGGTGCCAAGGTTGTCGGTAACAGAGGTCCAGCTTGGGGTTTCGTTGGCAAAAGTAGTGGAGTATTGAAGCGTAGTGCCAGAAGCAACGTACATGTAAGTTGTTGAAGCGCTTCGGAAAACCTTCATGATTACGTCGTTGCCGGTGTTACCTTTGTCTTCGGTAATAGGCAGCAAAGAAACCTGGCCTTTGGTCCAGGGATTAATGCCAGATGACGTGTGAAAACGCCGACGGTCTGAGTCAGCGTTGTCAAAGTATTCTTGTCCAGCTCCGTAGCTCCAGTCGGTTTGTGACCGGACCCACATTTGGGTGTTGAGTCGTTGTTCGCCGGGTTCGTTAGACGTGTCTCGTTGTTCACGAAGAACAGGTACGGTTGTTCTTGCGTAACCTTGTGGTTCTACAAAATACGAAACGTTATTTAGCGTAATTGGCAAGCGTTCAGGCGCGTGCGCCATGATTAGTACCCCCGGTAAAGGTGGGTTTGGGTTCGTCCTGCGCCAGAGCGGGTCCAGTAGGTCGGGTACTGGCCGTCTAGGCGAGACGCTTCTGCGTTCATGCGTAGGCTGCGAAGTTCGCGTAGGTCGCGCATTGATGCAGAGATTGCGCCGGGAGGCACTTCTTCTGCGGATCGGGACGATCCTTGTTCGTCTAGGAACTCACGTCGAATAGGCCGTGACGACATAAGGCGTAGTGCTGCGCCTAGAGAGGGCAGATCGTAGCCTTCGGCATGTAGACCTGTGGTCGATAGAGCGGTACTGCTGTTGGTAAGTGCAGTAAATCCGGTCTTGTATTGGACTCGAACAGTTTCGCCAGGCCAAGCGTCTCCGTAAAGAACAAGTGCGTAGCCAGATGCAAACGATGAGGTGTTGCGGTTGCGGCGTAGCGAGTATTCGGTAATAAGTGGTTCTGAGTTTTCTGAGCCAGGGTCAGCGTAGGTGATCTGGTAGATAGACAAAATGTCGTCGGTAACGCCGGTCATGTCGTAGCCGTCTTTAGATGCGCTAAAGGTAAGGTCTACAGTTTTAATTTGGTACAGGCCGTTTTGGGGTGACGATAGGTCGCGTAGTTCGTCGTTGATTGCGTTAAGAATTTGGTACGCAGGGAACTTGGGGTTGACTGTAACTAGGTCTCCAGCGGTGTGAGATGCTGCTGTGGAGCCTTTGTAGCCTCTTTGAACAGTTGTGGTGCCATCCGTAACTGAAAAGACGTACATTAGCTCGGTGCCAACTTCAAGTGTTGCGCCTGCGACTACGCCAACAGGAGCAGTAGATGGCAAAGCAAACGAAATGGTAGTCACAGACGAGTTCATGTCTGCGCCAAGCGTTGCAAGTTCTTCTACATAATCTGTAAGCAACAGATCACGGGTTTGGTCGATCCAGGTTTGAGCAGTCATCCGTCAAGCACTTCTTTAACAATCAAGCCAGAGTTTACTTCATACTTTTCTCCGGCTCTAGCCTCTAGCTTTGCTGATCCGTTGATCGTAGGAGGTTGCACGCCGTCTTTGCGAAGACGTTTGTAAGCAGACATGTCAGCGTCTTTGTTCTTTTCAGCTTGCTTGGTAGCTTCTAAATCAATAACATTGTTGCGTGATGGTGCAGCAGATGGGGCTACATACGGCATTCCAAGCATTTTGCCCATCGGGTGACCACATTCAAGGCAATACATGGTGGGTTCGTCTTCAAAGCCGTGCATGGCTTCTTCGATAGCTCCACACTTCTTGCACTTGTAATCGTATTTCGGCATTATTCAACCTTAAATGAGTAACCAGCGTTAACGAGTATCGTACTTTCTTCGGCAGTCAAATCTGTAGGTGATTCGTGACCGGCAAGAATTTGACGAGAAATAGTAGAAGCATCAACTGGGTGACGTGTAGTTACCGTGTTGTCTGTCAAGATAAACACGTTTAGTCCTCGCCTGCCAGTAGCAGCAAAGCGCGACTTCCATCGTCTTTGCGGTGTAATAACGTGATATGGCAGTACGTCTAGAAGCGCTACTGGAGTATCTGCAATTAATATAATTTGATTAGACAAGTTGAGTTCTGGCACAGTGGTAGTGCCAGTTACAGTTGTCAAGCTAACGTTTAGTCCAGTTCCTGAGCTAACAGTTTCTTCTGGAATTGTTACAGTTCCTGCAATAACTGTAGGTGTAACTGTGACACCGGTGCCTTCGGTAACGGTCAAGTCTGGAATAAGTCCAGAACCAGACACAGTAGCAACGTTGACTGTGATGCCAGCGCCTTGAGTAACAGTGACTGCTGGTAGCGCTGCCGTGCCGGTAACCGTGCTGGCATTGACAATCAGCAAGATTTCGACGGTAACAGTCGGTGTAGTCGCCGCTGTAGCAATAACAGCAGGGGTAATGGTAACGCCTGTGCCCTCGCCAACAGTGACAGAAGGGGCTGTTGACGTAGCTGCAATGACTGCTGGCGTGACAGTAACGCCTGCGCCTTCAGTGACGGTAACTGCTGGGGCTGTCGAGGTGCCTGCGATGACAGCAGGGGTGACGTTGATGCTGACTGCGAATACGCCGTCGTACCTGAGGGTAGTGCGGCGGTAATCGTTAGCTGACCGGTAAGCGGTCATGAGGCTATGCCGCCTCTAGCGCAGCAATCCGAGCTTCAAGCGCCGTCAACTTGTCCTCATGGACCTGAAAGCCACGGTGCAGCAACGGAACAAACACCGACGACTTGACCGAGTAAATACCTCGCTCTGCATCCAGCTTCACGAACCCAGGCTTGACGCTCTGGACTTGCTGGGCATCCCAACCCGTCATCGTCTTTGATTCATCCCGATCCACGATAATTGGATCGCCGTTGTCGTCAATGCCAGTCGAAGTCTTAGACAAGTCGTACTTGATGACGTTGATCGCCATAAGATCGCCGGTCGGATCTTTGTACGCAGCAATGTTTGTCTTTAGACGGTTGTCGGAAATTGAGCCGTAGCTGCCTGTGTCGGAGGCGGTATCGCCGTCGCCGTACACAAGCCATTGCAGGTCAGTAGTTGAACCGTTATCAGAGTAAAGAGCAAGGATGCCGTCGTTAGCACCAGTAGCTGTTCGATACATCTCTATAGCGCCACTAGCTTTGACTGACAAACTGCGACCACTTGATCCAGTTAAACCAAATGAACTGTTCTGAATGGTCATGCGGGCTGTGCCGCCCGTAGTAAACCCAAGACGGTCAGTGCTAGCACGGTACATGCCTGTGTTGGTATCGCTTACGAACGTAAAAATAGGTGCTGAAGCTGAGCCGTTTAGAGCCTGAATGCTGCCGTCTGTTTCAATTTCAACTTGGTCTGCATTGTTTGACCGCAGCTTTAGAACATCGCCAGTCGCCTTGATACCGACATAGTTAATCCCGCTTGTGTTGTTGTCTGCCAGCGTAAGGAGCGCTGACGCATCTGTTGAGGTGAAGTGTCCCACGAGGTTCGTGGTGCCTGCGTCAACGTGAAGCCGTGCGCTAGGCGACGTGGTGCCGATACCGACATCGCCGTCATCTTTGACCCGCACAGCGTTGTTGTCGCCTGCACGCAACACAAGATCGTCACCGATCGCCGCAATAGCAACATGACCACCGCTGCTGGTTGCGCTGTCTTTCAATCCGATGTAAACCTCGCCGTCGGTAGACTCAAAACGGGCAACGAAATTGTTAGTGCCACCGTTTACATGAAACGTATTGCTCGGGGCATCAGTGCCAATGCCTACTTTGCCGTCAGCCAGAACCGTAGCCCGAACACTGTTGTTCGTAAAAAAGAACAGCTTGCCATCAGAAGTCTCGTTCTTGATACGAATGTCGTCGCTGTTGTCGAAACCAAACAGACCCATGCGCCCCGTGTTGCCGTACAACTCAACAGTCGGGCCTTCGGTGTTGCCAGTGCCTTCGTTTTGAAGGCGCATGATGGCGTGATTGTCATCCAAAATGTGTAGCGGAACCGAAGGTGATGTGGTGCCAATACCGACACGGTTATTTGTTGCATCAACATGCAACGTGTCTGTATCGACCGTTAGCCCGCCAAGCGTAGGAGAAGTCGTCCAAGCAGACGTGCCCGAACCTGTTCCACCCAACACCGAACTAGCAACAGCAGTCGAAGACCCAGTACCAACCTTCGTTTCGACAGCAATAATCGCTCCCGAATGATTTGTGTGTACGACATCATGCTCAAACCCAGAATCATCCATCTCCGTCGAGGAAGACGGCGACGGCTGCTGTGTACTGGTGTCCAACGACCCTGGATAGTTTGTAGCCATCAGTCTTCCTCAGCAGCCTCCTGCGGCTGCGACAACTTCGCAATCTGCACCGCTTGCACGGCAATCTCAAAGTGCAGCGGGAACCGTTCACGAACCATCTGCACTACCTCCTCAGCAGTTACTTCCATTAACTTCCAATTCGATAGAACCCGGTAATCAGAATCTTGTCGCCGTCAGCCCAAGTAAACGGAGCAGACGAAGTAGTCGGTTGACCAAATATTTCGTTACCATCCACAATGTTGTAACGAACCTGAACCGTGTTTGAGTCAATTGGCGTAGTCATACCTTGGTAATATCTATTTGCGTCAGAATCAAACAACTGAACCTGCAACATGCTGTTAGCAGCCTGATGAGTGTCTGATCCTGCTACTTCCAAATCAACACGAACATCACCAACAGTATTTGATGCGCTTAACTCAGCTTCAATAGAGACATAAATCATGTCTTTTAGGTAAGCGTAATAACCTTGGTTGCTTTCAAACGAACCACCAATATTTGTCCACGTTGGCGTAAACGAAACAATTTCACCAAGGTCTTGACCGCCCAACGTCATATTCGTAGCAGTCAAAGTTGTAACTGTCGGAGTAGCCGTCCAAGCAGACTCACCAGTGCCACCAGACGCCAAAACCGTATTAGCAGACGGCGTAGAATCCGTCTTACCAACCTTAGTTTCAATCTTCTGAATTGCTTCACCAAGGTTCTGATGCAACACAGAATGCTTAGGGTGACCTGAATCAGTAGCGTCTAGAGCAGTCGTACCGTCAGGCTCGTTACCACCACCAACCGTAGCGTCAGTATCAAGATTGCCTGGATAGTTAATGCTTGCAGCCATCAGTTACCTCACGGAGTCAAATCAAGAGTGAAGATGCCAGACGCGTTAAACGTCAACACAAAGTCACCAGCAGACGATGACTTGTCTGCACCAAAGTCGATGTACGCAATCAACGGATCGTTAGTCAACGAATCATCATAGATAACAGCAGCGCGGGCCGTAATCGTTGAAGATGTCCACGTTACGTCAGCAGCATCAAACGTAATTGTGCCGCCCGACTGCGTAAGCGTTACCGAACTTAGCGACTTGCCACCAGCGTCGTAGCCGGTGCCAGACACCTCGTTAGTAACGTCAGACTTAAAATCGTGCGTACCAAAGTTGGGCGTGTAAGACGACGTAACAAGCATGGCCTTAAAGCGGTCAGCAGTCGTATCGTCTAGATCAAGGGCAAGAGAGTTCTTCAAAGCATTGAGAAACGTAATGCCGTACAGTCCGCTAGCCATTACTTCTTCTTCTTAGCCGTCTTCTTCTTAGCTGCCTTCTTAGCAGCAGCCTTACCCTTAGTCGTGTACGGGTACTTCTTGCCATTAACCATCGGCATTACAAACTCCAATCAAAGAGAAAGTGGGGAGGCTAAGACCTTCTTAGCCTCCCCACGATCTTATACCATCAAACGCTTATCAGTTAGCGCCGATGCTAGACGAGGTTTCGATCCGCTGAATCGAAGCCTCACGGAACCGGCTGTAACCGACAAGGTGGTACCAGCCGATTGGCTGCATACGACGCAGAATGTCGGTGACCGGACCCATCTCAACGCTGGGGTTCTCACCAAAGTTAGCGGAGCGCGAGTGCGCCTTAGCCAGCGCCTGCTTACCACAAATAATGGTGTTGTAAGCATCAACGTTAGATGCACCGTCGTTCGTGCCGTGGTCAATACGAGAAGTCTCGATAAAGTCCACGCCACCAAACATGCCAATGCTGCCCTGACGAACAGCAGCGCCATCAAGACGCTGCTGGTACTGAATAATGTCAGTCACGCCAGTTGCGCCACGAAGGTCAAACGACACATCCGGGTGGATAAAGCCAATGTAATGACCGCCAGCAAACGTCGGGGCAGAGTCGCCACGAAGTCGAGCGACACTCTTGCGAATCAACGCAGAGGTAATGATGTCGCCAGCAGCAAGTTCACCAGTAGCAGTAGCATCGTCACCGTAAAGAACGTTAGAGCCGCCAACAAGAACGGTCTGAACAATCTTGTCCATCGAGTTAGCCATGTTGTAACCAACGATGTTGGCCGCATCGGCGTCAACGTTCAGGAACGAGGTGCCACGGAGCTTGGCCGAGGTCACAATAGCGTTGCCGTACTCAGCAAGAGTAACGGTAACGGTGCTGTCCGACAGCGCAACCGGGGTGATCTCTTCGCCTTCGGTTAGAGCCGTGGTCGCCTGAGCAATGTCGTTGTAGATGTTGAACTGAACCGCAGCACCGGGGTGCGACTGGTTCGTGCTCTTCACATCGGCAACCATCTCAAACATCGGCTGCGAACGCAGGGCGAAGTAAGCAAGCTGCTCAAAAGCAGTGGTATCGGAAGCAACGCTTCCGGTCTTAGTAGTGTTGGAATAAATATCAGCCATGAGATTCCCAATCTCTATGGCCTACATCAGCTACGTTGCTGCGTTCCAAGTGTAACCGTTGGACTCCATCAACGCTCGCAGTTCGTCAGGGTTGTTGGTCTGGCGAATAAGCGCGTCAAGACTAGGATTAGTAACGGGTCCAGCATCGTCAGCCGCCATTGCAATTCGCTGCTCTGCCCCGTAATCAACGGGATCAGGCTGGATATACGGAGTATTACTCTCTCCGGTCAATCCAAGTTCAGCAGCTTCAGCACGAATGGCGTCAACAGTCATTTCGCCGTCGTAGCCCCGGATAAAATATTGACCCTGCTTTGAAGCGGGATCAACACCTGCATCTCGGAACGACAACTCGCGTCGCAACTGTGCCAATTCAACAACAGCCTCATCACCCGCAGAAGCGCGGGATTCAAGGTCACGTCGCCAGTTTGGCTTCGATTCTTGGCTAACAGCATCAGCCTCAGTAGGCGTGTTCTCTGTCATATGTCACTCACCTTCTAGTACGCGCTTGCAACGGTGGAATACAAGCGGAAATTGGGTTGGAATAGCTCACCCCGCATGGGGGCCAATCCGTTGTTTAGATTAAGAGGTTTCTGTTTAATCGTCAAGTATTAGAGCTACCAAAGCCAGAAACACCAGTCTGAGTAATCATAGAACCACTCATACGCGTGCCACGTCGTTGTCGCTCTTCGCGCAAACGACGTACATTAGCTACCGCTTCAGAATCCAAACCAAACTCAGCAGCAGCAACCTCACTAGCAGAAATGCCACGCTGTTGTCCCAACATTTGCTGAGTCATGCCGCCACGGCCTTTCAAACGCTCACCCAACTCACGTTCTGAATAACCACGACGCACAAGCTCCTGAGCAGTTTTAGTAGCCAAAGTACGACCTGTACCCAGAGCACGTTGAGTAGCCGCACCAAGCTCAGCCACACCAACCTGACTCTGCATCTCAAGAAGGGGCACAGCACGCTCTGGATCAAGGAAATACGAAACCAAATCAGCTTCAGTATCTAGCCCAATACCAAACCGTTCCTGTAGCTCTGCCTTAACAAAAGGATCAGCGTCCATAACAGCACGTTGAGCTAACTTAATGCGCTCATTAACTTCATCAGGCCGGACATCATTAGCAATAAATGCAGCTAAATCTTCTGGTTCATCATAAAAACCAGGAGCAAATCCTGCTTCAACCATCAAGTTGCGATAGCTGTCTTCCAACGTTAGATAAGTAGCTGGAGAAATAGCGTTATAACCGTTGTCAAGTCTTTCCTGAAGCCCAGGAAACCGATCTTTAAACTCTTGAGTGTCTCTAATACGCCCTATGGCAGCTTCAGCAGACAACCCCTTCAACAGATACGATTCGATTTGTGGGAACAAACTGCTTAAGCCATAGTCGTCAAGCATTTGCTTTGCGATTTGCCAAGCATCCTGCACTTCAGCGCTTGCTTGATCCATCAATAAACGGTTAGAAAAGTCGTAGCCTTCTTGACCCATGCCAGCCAAAACACCATTGACATAGTTCATCGTAGACATGTTGACATCGCCCGTTGACAACGTGCCAGCAAAATACTCATCAACTCGGCCAGGACCAGCGTGCCACGCAACAGCAACAGCACCCCAATTCTGTCGTGCTACGCCGTTGAAATACTGATTGATAAGCTGCATAGCGCGCTCATCTTGAACAGCTTTCGGAGCATCTGCTGCTTGCTTGTAGCCTTTGTATCCGCCCCAAGTATCGTCAATAAACTGATAAGCGCCAGAAGCACGACCATACTTGGTTTCTGGACCAAAGATTTGGTAATTGCCGCCAGACTCAAAGTTCTTTAGCGACGCCATAAAGGCGTACAGTTCTTGTTGATACGCTGCTGCGTTTTCCAACGCATTTCCACCAGGAATCATTACGCTGTCTCCCCGAACAACTTGCCAATCTCAGTAACAACATCGCGTGCCGTGTCCTGACCCTGATCGCTCTGACCCCACTCAGGCAACCCACGCACATACTCACCCAACTCAGAATGAGTCATTGGGCGGGCACTTCCATCAGCAGAAACCATTTCGATAACTTCAGGGAACTCAACCATTAGGTCAACAGGACGATCAAGAATTAGTTCCATACGAGCCGTGTACGGATCAAAATAATCTTCCATTGTCAAACCAGCCTGCAAAGCAGCACGAACCTGATCGCTAGTTCCATAACGGGCCATAGCCTGAGTACGCAACTGGGCAATAACGCCCTCTTCAGTCATTTCGCCAGTAAACAACATCTGTGCATATTCATCACGACGTTTATCGGTAATCGGAATGTAGTACCTAGCAGCCAACGATTCGACTGAATCACGCGTCAACCTAAAAGAACTAAAGTCTGCGGTTGAAGCCTGCCAAGGAACTTCGGAACGAATAACGCTGTCAAGAAGTCGTTTACGCTGTTCAACGCTATCGGTGTCGTAACCCAGATAGTCGATTTCTGCTGCCAACATAATCAGCCGGTTCTTGCCGATTGTGTCTTCAGCACCAGCACCCATGATCTCTCGGGCTGCTTGAACCAAATCTTCGTAAATACTGTCTTCTACATTGACACCCACTTTGTCTTCACGTTCAAACTGAGTGAGGTCAAACTGGAATGTACGAAGGGGATCAGCGCCAAACTCGCCTTCCCATTCACGCATTGAAACGTTTGTAGTGCGGTACCACTCGGTAGCACGAAGAGCTTCAAACAGCAGTTGGTCATCCAAGACTTGACCTGCTGGGCCGCTTGTATCGTGAGTTGTGTACCGGCCAGTAATGTAATCCAAAATGTGGACGTTGCGGACAGCTTCGTCAGAGTCTCGTTCTACTGGCTTGTCGAATTGGTTTAGGCCGATCTTCAGTTTGTCGGCATCCAAGTCAAAGAAGAACGAGAAACCGCCGTAGTTTTGCTCTAGATAAGTAGTGAGCAAGTCGTATTCAGCACGGTCAACAGGGCCGTCGTAATCTCCAACGTCTAATTCTTCAGGAGAACCGGCAAGCTCTGCTCTGCCTTCTTCACTAAACTGGTAAAGATAATCTAGTTCGTCCTGAGTATATGTTTGAGCACCTGATCCCGGTGGCTGAACTACGCCTTCCTGAGACTGTGCAGCGTCAATAAGTTCTTTGTCGGGTCCAAAAGCAAAGCCACGATCATCAAAGCCAACTGTAAGACCTTGGAGTTCGTCGCTGTAACCGCTTCGGATAAGAGCGCCACCAACGTCTTCACCCTGCGTACTAGTAAGACCTTTAATCGTTGTTTCTAGAATGTCACGTTCGTCATAGGCAGCTTCGACCGAAGCAATCCGGTCGTCATGCAGAAGCAACCAATCTACTGGAACTTCAAACAATTCACGGGCTTGATCTAAATCGTAGTCAAAACCTGTTTCTTCATTAAAACCTGTAACACGATCAAACTCATCAGCGAGTTCTTGTGGACGACCGCCAAATAGACGCACCACTTTTTCAAGAGCATTAGGATCATTTTTGATGATGTCGTCATGCAACGCATTGCGAAGTTCGACGTAATCTTCGATCGAAGACAACTGAACATCAGGGATGACGTAACTGTCGCTTAGTTTAATATCGCCAACGTCAATCGTTTGACCGCGCAAAAGCGCGTTCATGTCAATTTGTTTGCCAAAAACAAACTGGTTGAACGCGTAAATGTGTTCAGCGTGGTTAATAGGCCCAGCATCAAACTTTGTATTTGAAACAAATGTTTCGCTTCCACTAGGCAGCGAATCAATAAGTTCACTAATAAAAATATGAGCACCAACACGTTGACGACGAGCAGAAGCCGCATTCAAAGCTTGGTCTACAAGGTTGTTGTATCTGTCGTCTTTTTCGGTGCTTGTGCGTCGCTCCAGCGACATAAAAGTTTCAGTAGGAGCAAACAACCCACGCATCTCAGCGCTGTTAAGGCGAGTAGCCCATCCGTCTAGCTCACTAGGTTTGCCAGTAGCAAACGAAGTTCCGCTTGAAGACCCATACCGCTTGAACAACTGTTCAAACAAAGCTGCAAACTCTTCAGGGTCTTCATCTGCTGGAGTAACATATCTGCGACGATTTTGCCCAAGCCCAGACGGAACAGGCGGAGGAGGGGTGCGAGGCGCATCAGGGGTTGAAGTAGGTGACACATCACGAACTTCTTCTCCTGGTTTATTAACATTTCCAGTTTCAGGCTCACGATTACCGGGCGTATCCATTGGACGCTCAACCGGAGCAGACTCTTCAGAAGGAAGATTCGTAGATTGCGCTAGAGCAGCTTCAGCTTGCTCCATTCGATTATCAGAAAGAACAACCTCTTGATTCTGCATATACAGATCAAGCAT